AATTGTTGTATTGCTAACATTCGTTCGCAGATGACTATTCTCGCTAGAGCTTGGATTATGTTCTCTGCGATTTTGCCGCCGTAAGTAAACTCTGTTTTCTTGCCAGACTTGTATGACAGCTTACCGTTACTGATAAGTTGTAAGTCATGGTATCGAAGGCCCATACCATTGGGCATCATGATCGCGGAAGGCGCTGCTATCAGGCACTTGTATTGATAAGCGAACTTCTCGCCATCCTTCATACTCAGGGTCTGCCTGAGTATGCGCTCTGATTGTTCCCATAACGCGGGTATAGCAGGGTACTTTGATCTATAGGCGTTGACCGCTTCATTACACTCTTCGAACGGCAGATCGATGTTTGCTGATTTGAGGGTCGCCATAAATTTCTGAGCGCCCATTCCGTAGCCTAGACCTAAGATTGCGGTCTTACCTACGAAGCGTTCTATCTCATCAGCTTTGGTGATAGGACGGTTGTACAGGTCACTGGCAAAGGATGAGTACACATCTGCGCCATAGAAGTACATTTCCAATAGGTTGTCCTGTCCTGCTAACCAAGCAAGCATACGAGACTCGATGTTTGATAGGTCAGCTACGTACATGAGCTTACCTTCTGGTGCCTCTAGCACTCGGCGTAGCTCGCTGTTGCGCGGTAGGTTTTGTAGGTTAATCTTTTCGGTGCCGCCGAACCTTCCGGTATGCGCTGCGTAGTAACGGAGCGGGGCAGGGATGCAGCCCTCGGCATTTGTACTGTCGATGAAGCGTTGGGCGCGGGTTTCATTCAACCGGCTTTTAACGGCTTCTCGTCCAGCGAACACATGACTGAACTCTGGGTTCTGCTGTGTCCATTGCCTGAAGGCTGCATCGTTCTTACCGAAGGCAGGGATTGTTTTACCTGTGGTGGGGCTGGTTTTAGTAGGTACTTTTAACCCTTGTTCTTCGGCCCATGCTGCGAATTTCTGGTTGCTTGCCAAAGTACTACGGTCTAGGCCCGATTGTTCAATGGCGGTTGTACTTGCTATTCGTGCTTGGTCTAAGAAGCACTGTGTCTTATCTACGTTTACGACGATCTTAGGCTCACAGAACATACGGGTTGTAAGGTCTATGACTTCCAGTTCGACTTCTGGGAACTCTGTCCATAGCTTATTGTAGATGGCATAGGTTAAGTCTACGTCTTGGATGCAATAACCAGCTAAGGACTCTTCGATGTCTGGCGGCAGGTCGTATATGCCCTTGGCATTGATTAGTTCCTCGCCTTTACGCATGGACTCGTCGTCTGGGAAGCAGCGTTCTGCTACGTCTTTTAACCGTGCCGATTGCCCAGGCCACCTGCCACGGGCCATAGCTGCCGTGTCTATATAGTAAAGGGGTTTATGACCATAGAGCTGCGTGAGCAGGTAGCCGTCGAAGGGCGTGTTGTGGCACACCAAGAACGCCTCTTCCCAGTTGATGTCATCAAGAGCTGCTTCAGTTTCGTCTTCGCCGTACCATTCGGTAGGCTCATCATTTATTTTGATACCGACCCCCCATACTTTGAAATCGGGGTGCTTGATGTACTCCATGACTGACATCTTTGTCAGTGATACTTTGGGGTCGTAATAACTTTCAAAATCTAGTGTCACTAGCATCCTGCTTGTACCTTGTAATTAGAAAACGTCTTTAGCGTCCTGCTCTTGTCGGTGTGCGTATACGGAGGCTTCCATTGTCTGGAAGGTACGTACTAGCTCTTGGTGTAGCTCAGGCTTCCTGCTCTTGAGCCAAACGTGGGTGAACTGCAACATCTCGTATGAGTTCATGTCGCGTTCTAAGTGGGGTTGAATCTCGTCACTGAGTTCTAAATATTCTTCCTTGTCCAAAATAGTACTACTCCTAATATAGTTAATCAAAAATAATCGTGGGTGTCGGGCATATCTACTTCGCTGTCACAGCAATTGCTGCTGACTTCATAGTAGGTGTGGGTTGATACAGTCCCCCAGAACTCTACTGGTTCTGTGAAGCTTTCAACTACAGGATGGCACTCTTCGTTACAGTCAGTGCAGGTAGGGTGTTCTGGGTACATTAGTATTCGCCTACGTTTTCGCCATTCATATCATAAGCGCGGTAGTCACCTGTATCTTCGTATTCATTACATCCAGAGTACATGTCATGACTCCAATCGATTCCGCTTGCGAAAGTTATGTAGATCGTGTCGCTACTCACACGCCAGCTTTCTACATCGCTCCATTGATAGCCGTAAGGAAGATGAAAGGAGTCGTAAGGTACATACCCAGAGGTTAGTTGCTCTATATGTATTGCTTCGCCTACATCTCCTATGTCTGGCATTTCGTCATCATCATCGTCTTCATCGAAACCTCGCAACCGTATAGCGGTGCTAGCTGATCCACGGGTTAGGGATGCTGTTTCTATAGGATGGTCGCACTCAGGGCAACTGTCATTAAACATGTTTGAGAATTCTTCGCCAAGGTCGTAGTCACATTCAGGGCATAGATAAAAGAAGTCGTTGTCTGTTGTTGGTTCTGCTATTGCTCCACCCACATCCACCTCCTAAAGGGAAATTTTTTGGTTTTTACAAAAGATAGTTTTTCGTGACGCATCGTGCGTTTCATAATGAACAGCACGACGGACACTAGTAAGCCTCCGAATAGGGCAGCGATCATGCCGCTGAACGTGCCAGCGAGAACGATCATGAGAAAGAATGTAATCAGCACATCAAAGAAGATGTCGTAGGTGATTACTTTGCGCACACCGAATTTGAACAGTAAGAACAACATACCGGCGGCGGCGATTATTCCAGCTAAGAACATAAGTTAAGTCTCCTGTATTTCCGTAAGGTCGTATGCGTTGATTTCAAACAACTCACCACAAGTTGCGTTGTATTCTTTTATTAAATTATTAATAAAATCATCTCGGCTAACAGCTTCGCGTACTGGGTTCGTTTCAATTTTTACAGTGCATTCGTACCGTTTAGTTGTTGTCATTATTCATCTCTTGAGTATCAAGTTTTGTCTCTAGTAGGTTTTCTAATGTCTGTAGGTGCGTCTGGATCGACAGAGCTATCTCCATGAACGTCTCCATCTCTTCGCCCTCTAGCAGTAGTTTCATCTCTAGTTGTTTCATTAGTTGTCTCAGTAAATATTTGTCGTATGGTCAAGTATGTAATTACGAATTGGATAATTTTTTGGATCATGCTGCTTGTTCTTGGTTAAACATGGATTCTGCTGTTGGGAAGTTATAGTAAGATCTGCCAGCTGCATCACCTGGATCAAATTGTTGTAAGAACATACCCAGCACGACTGCCGCTGTAGGTATGTCAAAGCTATCAAGTGCTTCGCTTATCGGCCCTTGAAAGTCACCTAAGCAGGGCGTAGTCGTATCAGTCATATGTGGATGCAAGACTTTACGGCGTTCAAACCCTGTGTAACGGTGTTTGGCAAAGCCGGGAGAAGCCCTTAGTACTGTGTTAAAGCAGTGGTTATTCGCATGTCTTTTGTCGATTAGAAAGTCAGCGGTGACTGACGGGATATAGATGGGGGCTATGTCACCGCATTGCTCGTTAGATGAACGCGCTGCCATCGGACTGAAGCGCATTGTTACTTTGTAATAATCTTCATAGCACTCGTCAAGAAACCCACCGCCTTGGTAGCGGTGTTTTAGTTTGATGGAGCCTTTGACATAATGCTCACAGTTACGCAGCTCGTGTTCCCACTCTGCGACTGTATGGTTTGTTGGGGTATCTTCAGACGCGTAGGCTTTCCTTAGTAAAAACTTAGCGTTGGAAAGATCGTCATGGTATTTATCATGGCGGCGTATAAAGTCCTCTAGGCGATCTTTGTATTCAAAACGCTCTCCTCGCTTTCGGTTCAAATAAGTGCTTGCTTCTTGTTTTATAGCCGCAGCAAGATTTTTGGAGCCACCGGCAACACGTAGCCAGTCCCAGCTGGTGTTGTTATATACGCTTTGTTTAGCGGCAGCTAATGATCGTTCAGCTCTACGTAAATTTATTTTAGTGGCAGCTGCTTTGTTTTTTAGCCATAGCAGGTTATCGTTTATACGTTTAATGCTTTTGATGTGTTGCTCTATAGCGATTTGTTTGTGGTCGATACTAATTTGGTTAACTGTCTTGTACATATTAGTGCTCCCTGAATCCAAATGGGTTGCTTAGTATTTCCTGACGATCTAGGTCGTCGGCGTATTCTTCGTCGTCGATATAACTACCGTAGCCGTCTAAGTAATAAGAGTTAGGTGCTGTGTTAGTGACGACAGGGTTGTGTGTAGTTCCTAGTCTTGATTTAGGAAGTGCTTTGATGACAGGTTTTTTGACGTTGGTTTTGATTAGGTCATCAAGTCTGGTCTTGAGTAAGTCGTCGAGTACTGTGGGCTGTACGCCATTACGTACACATTGATGCACACAGTTTTCTGCTGTGTCATACACATCAACCTTTGAACTGCCGTGCTTGTTATAGATGCCACGGATAAAGTACTTGCAGCCGTTGTCTAGGAACTCTTCTACTTGTACTTCGTCCTGCATCGAGGGGCTAACGCCCATGTTTACGTGCGAGTGCCCCCAGTAGATAAGTTTCTCTGATGAGATACCTTTAGACTCTAGGTCTACGGCTAGATCGACCAGAGCTTCTGGTGGGATGTCTGTCTCGACACCGGATACAGTTTGTTTTGGTACAAATATTTCTGTGACTAAGTAGTTACCGTCGTCATCGATGTCAACGAGACCGAGCCAACCGACTTCGGTGGCTATGGTGTCTACTAGGTAACGGATGGATTCCCATACAAGGGGTGTGTAATACACTTGTGGTGCTTTGGGTAAGTCCCATTCATACAGTTGGGTTGTCTCTGTAGTCAGTGAGCTACTGTCTAGCGACGCTTGTTTGGCTTGGGGGTAATAGGGTAGGCGGTTCATATTCTTTCCTTGGTGGTCATTAGCATTGGTTTGAAGAAGACATCGAGTTGGGCAGTGGCACAGCCGTCATTGAGTAGGAAGTTCATAAACTCCCACACAGCCATGTTTGCAATCAGTGAGGCTGTCGGGCCTACAGATATGCTGGTGCCGCAAGCTGATACTTCGCCTTCGTCGTCACTGATAAGAGTGTCGAACCATGCTCTGCGTTGTGCTGCGTTAGTTGGCGAGAAGTGAGCTACGTTGCCGTGTGTTGAAGCCATGCGGGTTTCGAACACTTGTAACAACGTGCTGTCTGCACCAGTTGTCTGGGCCTCAACGATCTGGCGGCGGCTAGCCATTGTGTCTGTAAGCAGAAACAGGAAGCCGTCGAACTGTCGTTGATCAATGCGCTCGTTGATGAAGCGCATGTCTTTGATTAAGTCAGCAGGCACACCGAGCTTCTTGGTTGCCAAGTCTTTGAGTGCGTTTACTTTGAGCATTCCTATGTGCTCATGTAGGTATGATTGGTTGGCTAGGTTGTGTGGCTCTACGATGTCAAAGTCATACACACTGATGTTGGTTAGGCCCAACTCAATGAGCGACATGAACAAGCGTGAGCCTGTAGCACCTGCGCCTACAATATGGATTGGGTAATCCTTGTAGTCATAGGCGCGAAATATTGGGTCGTGTCTTATGGTCGATAGCATTATCTTCTCTCCGGTATGTATTCAACGCGTATCTGAAATGAAAAACCTTGTGTGCTTACTCCTTCGTCGTTTAGTTTTTCTATTATTAAGTCTGATAACCAATCGACTTCTTGTTTGGTAAAGTCGTCTTCTGTACCAAGTACAAGTAGCTTTGGGTTAGTCATTAGTACCTCCAGTACTATCGTTAGGCAAAGTAATCCCGTCTTCGACCACTCGGACGGGAACGAGCTAAGGAACAGTGATGCCTGTTTGGTCTAATGAGGTGCGGTCAGGCAGTTGCTAGTTGCCCTTGGCTCCGATGCTGTGGACGATGCGATCTCCGTCTACTAGGGTGTAGTCGCGGTCAACAGAGCTTGAACCGACTTTAAGTGTCTCGGCATTGTTCTGCTCAATGCCTGCTGCGGACAATGCATCAGCAACAGTTGAGCCTTGCTCAAGGCCAACTTCAGTTACTGCGCCTGGTACTCTGACGATCTTTACAAATATCTCGGACATGGTGATACCTCCTGTATCTTGTGGCGGGTTTAAGGTTATAGAACTTAGTGCCACGGTCTAAGGTCTAGGGTTTTCTGACAAATCATTTTGTTCAATGAGATCGGCAGCTGTGTGCAGAAAATCTGCTAACCCAACTGCTGATATAAACCTTTGGTTAGAGCCATCAGTGCTAATGTCTGGTGCGTAATCTGCTTTGTTCGCTAGATCACGTAAGCCTTTAGCTATGAACTCTGGTGTAAGGTCTTTTTCGCTCATCAAACGATTCGCAGCATTACAAAGAACAATGCGATGGCAGTTGTAGTGCCTAGCAGTGCGCCTACGTACTGTTGAACGAAGTCGAACTTAACCGGCTTAGTCTTAGGGGGTCTGCCTACTGGTCGGCCTGTAGGTTTAGTTGGGTTAGGTGCGCGAGGTGGCATGATTTCTTGTGAAAGGTTTTGTTCTACGTGAGCAGACATCTTTTCTTTTTGTCTGAGTTTCTTTTGTTTGGCGTACCATTTGAGATGCACTGCTCTGTTGTGGTCTGTAATTTCTCGATACTCTTCATAGGTAGCTATGCTGAATACATCTTCTGAAATTTGTGTCAGGTAACCTTTACTTGTGCAGCTTGAGCTAATCCATTTACGCAATTCAATTCTGTCTTTAGGTTGCTTTGAAAAATCGCTGGCGGGGGTCATTTTCAATATCTGATTTAAGCTGGCTCTGCCGCCTAAGCTTTCGACTATTTGATATATACATCTGGATCTACCGCCTACAAGTGGGGGTATCGGTGCAACGTTTAATTGTTCAGTTACTTTTTTTACTTCTCGGATTGCCATTGTTACTTTCCTAGTAATTTGTTTATGAGGTCAGGTTGTTGCCCCGTTGTTGACCACAGGTGGGGCAGACCCGCAGAACGAGTGACTAGCTCGTCCTCTGAATTGGTTAGCAATAATTGGCTAAGTACTTTTGTCCAATATCTCCTAGCCCAATTGCTTAGGTTTTCTTTCTCTAAAATCGTTGTTACGGCATCGATGTTCATATGGTTCTCCATACCCATAGCTCACCGTCTATGGTTCTTTGTGAACCCAGACGGTTAAGCCGTTCCAGTGCGCGGAGCACACCGACAGTTGTGTTTTTGTTTACAGTTTTTACGCCTTGGTCTTTTTTAAGGTTTTGAGCTATCTGTTCGTACTCTTTCTTTCGTAACGACTGTCCGCGTGGCGGTATTGCTGAGTCTGTTGTTTGGTGGCTCATATATATGTCACTTAAAACTATGGGGGTGGGGGTATGAAGTGCAGTTGATTAGCTTTTTTATTTCTGCGTAAGGAACGTCAAGCTGCTCTGCAATTTTTCCCAACGGGGTGTTGTCGAACTGCAATTCCCACACTTGGCATACGGTCTCGAAACCAAGTCTATGGTCCATGTCTCTGATCTTTCGTTGAACGTATGTTTTTCTATTTTGGCGCTGAGTTTGTATCGCTAACATAAGGGTCATAGTTAGCACGCCGTCATTTGAATAACGGTTGTGCCTTTACTTTTGGCATAGGCGGTAACCGTTTCGACGGCTTCTTCCCAACTGTTAGCGCCATCTGCAAAAACACCGTCTAGGTACTCGTTGTCAAATACACACTCGGCGTTGCTGTCTTCAAGCCATTCGCCGTAGCATTCGACTGCTTGTCCGTTTCTTTCAATTGTTTGTTTGTTCATCGTTGTCCTTGGCACATCGTTGGTGGCGGCGGGAAGAAAAAAAAACCCAGCTACCTTTACAGGAGATAGCTGGGGATGGTTGGTTTAGGCAGATGCTTCTTCACCGAACGGTATGTCCGACTCATCGATGTCTGTCTGTTTGGGGGCAGAAGCAGGTGGCTTTGATACGTCCTTCATTACACCTGCTGGCTGTGACGCATAGTCCTTAGTTAAGGCACTGTCTTCACGTTGGCGCTGCTCGCCCTGTTGCTTCTCTTTGAGTAGCTCAAGGACATCGTCCATAGCTGATCCAGCTTCTGCGAAGCTACGCGCTTGTACTGTAGTGATCCAAGCGCCTGAACCATTTGGGTTAGGCTCACTCTGTTGGAAGTACGAGAGCATCTGCCAGTCGATGTTGTCCATCGTGGATACGATGTCGGTCTGTACCGATAACAAGATGCGATAGTCAGCGTCTACAATGGATGTAACGTCGAAGCGCTCGTGGTCTTCTATATCCAACTCTGTAGAAGCCTCTTGCGAGTAGTCTCTACCGATAGCGTCGGCAACCATTTGAGCAGAGGCGACACGCTTGTCGTAGCTGCGAGCAATCCAACACACCTTGTTCATCAGGTCTTGGACAAGCCCAAGAACCACGAATGAATGGACGGTGTTGTTGTTTTGTAGCTGCTTGCGGTTCTGATCAAAGAACGTAGCAACGATAGCGTTGGGTACAGGACACTGATGCTTGTCCTGCATCTGCGAAATAAGCTTTGCAGCTTGGAACTTGGAGGTGTTTTTCTTGCCGTCGATTAAGCCAGCAATTGCTAGCTCTTGACTGCCGTGTAGTGCGATTTCTAGGAAAGATGATTGATTGTAAGTAGTCATAGTATGTAATCCTTTACATTGTTTATTGTGTAGAGCGTCTTGCTCAAAGTTGTAACCGACTGCTGCCCGATTTAGAGGGCAGCTTCTTCTCGGTCGTTAATAGTATTGAAGGTACTAGTACTGTTACTAATACTTTGTACCAAAGTGAAGAGGTCGAAGTCAAGATGTTCTGTGTACGAATTGTGTTCGTCTACAAGATCCCATCGTTCACGGTTTAGGTTTATAGGTTGAGGGTCTAGGGTCATTGGTCTATCTCCTTTGGTTAGCATTCGTCGCAATCCGCCACATCATCCCAATTGATATTGAGTAATTCTGATGTGTCGTTGTACAGATGCTTTACACATTGACTGGTGCCATCTTTGTAATCGATGTGTACCTTGTCAGTGAAGTTTACGTGTGGGAATTTCATCTCCCATACGGGTTTTGCGAGCCTTGCTACACGGTCGCGAAGCTCTTCGTTTTCTTTTGCTAGCTGTGCGAAGTGCTTTCGTCGCTTAGCCAGTAAGTCTTGGAGCGGGTCTTCGCCACGCGCTATAGCGTCGAAGAACTCTTGTCCTTTTTCTTCATAGGTCATAGTCATTTGTCCTTGGTCAAGGGTTTAAAGATGTAGTACACACAGCTCATAACGGCGGCGATGATTACTACGTAGAACATGACTGATAATACAGCCATGAACATAGGAAATAGCAATGCTACTAGTAGCAAAGCTAATATTGTTTTGAATAGCATGGTTAGGCTCTAAGTTTTTCAGGTGTCAACCGCATGGCAATATCTTGTGTTGAGATAATGCGTACTGCTAAGCCTTCACGTTTTGCAATGTTGATCATGTGCTTAGTGCCTTTGGACTTGCTGTCCCAGATAGCAACTAAGGCATCGGCGTATGCAGCCATTTCCTCGTTGCGTTTGTAGCCAGCACTGAGGCCGTGGTACTGCCAGTCGGCTGGGAATTTGACTAGCTTGTGGTCACGGGCATAAGCCCAGTCTTCGCCAACACGGTCGCCACCACGAGCAGTACCAGATACAACTTCGATGTTGCTTTTGGATTTGCTCAGGGCATCTAGGCGATTGAAGTACTCACGTAGGTAGTCTTTGTTTGTGGGTATGTCGCGTGAGCCAGCGACGATTATGCGGAATGGTCTATAGTCATTGGTCATAGGTCTAAGATCCTTTGTTTATGGACAAGTGAAACCGACTATTGGCGAACTTGAGAGCCAATGTGTGTCAGGTTTTGGGGTGTGTGTCAGGTTTTGACGAAATGTGTGTCAGATTGTGTGCCATGTTAAGTCGTTGATTTACATAGCAAATAGTGATGTGTGCCATGTGTGTCAGGTTTTTTACAAGTTCAAAAAAATAAGTAATAAATAAAATAAGTGTATTCATATTATTTGGTAGCCAGATTTAGGTGGCACACATGGCACACATTGGCCTTGAACTAGGATTTATGTACTAAGATCAAGGGGTTAGGTGTGTGTCAGGTTTTGGATTTGTAAGTGGCACACAGGTGGCACACATGCCCGTAAGTGGCACACACCCTGTGGGCGCGGGTCGCACGACGTTGGGCAGGGGACAATTGCACTTCGTTGAAGGTCTTGGGTAAAAGGGGACGGCCCCTCTACTCCTAGCGGTAGTTGATGTACTCGTCGGCATCTACGAATGCTGAGAGTTCTGATGACTCTTCGATGGATTCTATGGAACTGTCCATGTCGATTACCATGAGGGTGATGATACCTACCATGATGTCGGTGGGATTCTCTTTGGCGTACTGTACTGCTGTGTTGCCTAGCTCTTTGGCCTGGGCTTTGCGTTCTTCTGTGATGTATGAAGATGCTTTGTTCTGGAGGGACTGTAGGTTTGCTTTGAGTTGGTTAAACATTGTTTGATTCCTCTTGATTGTATGAAAGGTCAGTGCCGATTGAGCCGATGATTGAGATGGCTAGAGCGAGTGATGCGCCGACGAAGATGCCAGCGAGTATTGCGTTGAAGGATAGGTTGATGGTGTAGCCTGCCCAGTTGAGACCAGCGATGAGCATGAGGACTTGGAGTTGTCCGAGAAGGATGAGTGTGAATGATCTGATCATAGTGATTAGCCTCTAACTTTGGTGTAGAACTTTGAGTGGATGGTGCCGCGTGCTTTGATGCGAGAGACGATATCCCTGATGGTTAGCTTGGGGTTGATGGCTAGCTGCTCTTTGCGAGTAGATTCTTTGAGCAAGTAGACGTTACCGGATGCTGATTGGACGTAGATGTTGTTAGGGTTCTTACGACCTACTGCTACGCCTGTGACTTGTGGGTGTGCCATGATGCTATTCCTTTAGCGGTTGTTAATGACAAAGATGTAACCGACTGACGAGGAGCTTGCGACGAAGTGCCACAGACTATTGAGCTAGAGACAGAGTGAGCTAGATGAAACTAAAGGGGTTACTGGCTACAAGGTTCCGGGTGCAGGATGGGATACAAGGTTCCAGTATGCGAGATCGGGGAAGGGGGTAGGCTGGTGACGGAACAGGGAGATAGTGCCTCAGTGATTCTCAAAAACATTTTCAAATATTTTTTTCTGCAAAAAATTACCTAGGCCGTTACACTAAAAGCTCCTAACTCTTTTTGTATTGTCTATGGCGTTCAAACTAAAAGGTCAGTCGGCTCCAGAAGAAACCGCGATATGCACTGAGTGCCACCAAAGCAAACCAGTTGCTGAGTTCTCTACAACCGACTCCGGTAAATACCGCAAACGTAAGTGCAGAACCTGTGTTCAAGACACTAACCGGCGCACCTATAGCAGTTCTTATCAACAGTATCTGATGCGAGTTGGTTACAGCTTGAAGTACGCCCGTAAGAAGCAAGGCTTTGACTGGGAACTTGAGTCCGAAGACCTCATAGACCTTTGGCAAAAGCAAAAGGGCAGGTGTGCTTTGACCAATGTCATCATGACGCACCACCGAGACGGCGGCGGCAGTAAAGCATTCAACGCATCAGTGGATCGCATTAACCCAGAAGTTGGGTATCTGAAAGAAAACCTCCAATTAGTTTGCTACGCAGTGAACATGCTCAAAGGTTCTTTGGCCCCAGACGAGTTCTTCTTCTGGATCAAGTCAATTTACGAACACGCTTGTGATTAAATAGTACTAACGCTAATATTCGCATATGGAACATATCGAAATGTTATCAATTGATGGGCTTGAGTTTGCCGTTCTTGGAACTGGGCATACGATTTCCGGTCAAGAGGTGCTTGTGTACGACGGCTACGCAGTCGAGACAGTAGATTTTTCTATTGTTGACTACGAAAACGAGTTGGTCGAAGCAGGAATGGAGCATATGGCCCCAATTTTTATCTATTTAGATCAAGGTGTACGTGCAGAAGTCTGTAGAACCAACCGAGATGTCCACTGACACGGTAGCGTTTGAGTCTCATATGCCCTACATGGGCTTGAGTCTTGGCGATCTAACGATTCAGCAGGAAAAATTAGTAATGCTTGTGCTCAGCGGCATGACTATAGCCGCCGCTGGGCGCGGTGCTGGGTACACAAACGCAAATGCTGTGTATGAAGCCATAAAACGCCCGAAAGTTGCCCAAGCGTTGGAGTATTTCCGCGAACAAATGCGCGAAGAGGTGAAATTTACCGCCGCAAACGCCCACGTTATGTATATGGACGCTTATCAGTCGTCCGCTACCGCGACCGAAATGAAAAACACGGTGGATAGCTTAGTAAAACTGCATGGATTAGCCACACCGGACAATGCTACGCAGGTAAATATCAATATCGACGCTACGCCTAAGCAGTTAGAGCGCATGTCAGACGAAGACCTGCTAAAAATTGCAGGGAAAGACTCTTCCTACCTAGAACCAATGAGTGATTAATCATGGGCTATAACATTCCTAAGAAAAAACCAATGAGTAGTAAAAAAAGTAAGGGGCCACAAGGCCCACAAAAGCGCACCGCCGCAGAAAAAAGGGCACAAATCGAGGCTATGAGCAAAAGGCTTGCCGGTAAGCCTAAAGCTAAGCCTAAGCCTAAGCCTAAAACTAAGCCTAAAGCTTATTAATGACCGAAGTCCGTCAACAACAGTGCAAACGCTGTAAGAACCTGCACCCTGAAACTTTGTATTCGGGGCGTGATGGTTTCTGTGTGTACTGTAAAGCGGACGAAGCTGAGGCTATGCCTGCACCGGCTGCGGTGGATGTAGAAGAAACAGAGCATCAGAGCGTTGAAGAGAAGGCGCGAGCTGAGTTGGCGATGAGATTGCTAACGAGGAAACGTCTACTACCTTTTGTTGAGCGGTTTAACGCCGATTATCAGGCGGGGTGGGTACATAAAGATGTTTGTAGAAGGCTTGAAGAGTTTAGTCGGAAGGTTGTCGCTAAAGAGTCGCCTAGACTCATGTTATTCCTACCTCCGAGACACGGTAAGTCAACTTTGGCTTCGATTGCATTTCCGGCTTGGCATCTTGGGCGTAACCCCCAGCACGAGTTTATATCGTGTTCGTACAGTGGGTCTTTGGCTATGGGATTTAGCCGAAAGGTGCGCGGACTACTTAGAGAGCCAACTTATAAAACTGGGTTCAAAACTCGACTGGATCCTGAATCGCAATCCGCTGAGGCTTGGCTTACTACTGCTGGCGGTGGTTTTGTTGCTGCTGGTGTGGGCGGTGGTATTACTGGTAAAGGCGCTCATGTTTTAGTCATCGATGACCCAGTAAAAAACCGCGAAGACGCGGAGAGCCAGAACAATAGAGATGCAAACTGGGACTGGTATACGTCAACCGCTTATACCCGCTTAGCTCCGGGCGGTGGGGTTCTAGTTATTTTAACTAGGTGGCATGACGATGACCTTGCAGGTCGCTTATTAAAGGCGGGTTCTGAGGGCGGTGACGAATGGGAAGTGGTGCGCTACCCAGCGATAGCGGAAGAAGACGAAGAGTTTCGAGATACAGGTTCAGCATTACACCCAGAGCGGTACGACGAGCAGTCCCTAGACCGTATACGAAAGGCGGTTGGCCCTAGAGATTGGTCAGCGTTGTATCAGCAGAATCCAGTTGCCGATGACGGCGACTACTTTACCCGCGACATGATTCAGTACTACGAGCCTGAAGACATCGACATGGACGCTATGCGCTATTACTGCGCGTGGGACTTAGCCATCGGCAAGAACGACCGCAACGACTATTCGGTCGGCATGGTGATAGGCGTGAATGAGTTTGATGAGCTGTTCATTGTAGATGTTGTGCGTGGGCGGTTTGATGGCTTTGAAATTGTGGAGCGGATATTAGACCTCTACGAAGAGTGGAAGCCCTCGATGATCGGCATTGAGAAAGGTCACATTGAGATGGCCTTGGGGCCATTTCTACAGAAACGTATAGCAGAACGTGGGCTGTACGAAGCGTATATAAAAGACCTGAAGACAGGTAGACGCGATAAAGAAGCAAGAGCGCGAGCGATCCAAGGACGGATGCAGCAGGGCATGGTTTATTTCCCAATGGACGCAGTATTCACGGGGCCGCTGGTTGCCGAGTTACTAAGGTTTCCTGGGGGTGTACACGATGACCAAGTAGACGCATTAGCGTGGTTAGGTCTGATGATGACGGAGTTTGCTTCATTTCAAGCGCCGGTATTTAAAGAACCTTCATGGCGAGACCGCCTTGATTACCTGACTGCGACACCTAAATCTAAATCAGCAATGAGCGCTTGATGGAAAACTTATTCGATAGGTTGCGAAAAGACGTAGAGATACGCCCCTATGACAAAGGCAATTCTGAGACTCAGTGGGGCGACGACTCTCCTACGGGTAAGCCGATTATTTATGTTAACGACGACCTCTATCAGGGTCAGGCAAAAGACAAGATGGTGAAAGCTGAATCTTTGCATTTGCTAAAGGTAAAAGAGCCAGAGCTACATGGCGACCTTATGAACGCTGCTTTAAATGACCCTGAATATATGGCGGCAGCACGGCACTCATTCGATGTAATGCGTGGTAAAAAACCCGACGAGAATGGCGACTTTATTCCTAAAGAGCGAAGGGAAAAGAGGTCTTTCGAAGAGTGGCATAACATTTCGCGGTTTGACCAAGTTATTGGTGGTTACATTTTAGCCGGTGACCCTGACCTACCTACCATGAAGAACTGGAACCGCGAATCAGGCGTGTTGAAACGTATGGGGCCAGATTTGCGTCGAAAGCTTGAAGTACTAAGAAAAGAATTTAACAACGAAACCCCACGTTTAGGCGAAAGCCCAAAGCAAAAATCAAATCAGCAATGAGCGCATAAAAATGGCTTACCAGACAAAGAAAAGTAGATCTATATCCGCTGGTGAGGAATCGCTCATAGCGAGTACTCAGTGGGACAGATACGAACGTGCTAGAGATAATGGTCATCTTGAATACATCGAGATGGCTAAAAAGTGCGATGCCTATTATCAGGGCGATCAATGGGACTTCCAAGACGCAGCTATATTAGATGCAGAGGGTAGACCCGCTCTAACGATCAACACCATCTTGCCTACTATCAATACAGT